GTTGTGGTCAACAATGTTACTAACGCACCTGTTGACGCATCGTCATCCAGCGTCACTAACACTGGGTCTACGCCAATAAGTCCACCAACAAACTACGTTGCCATACTATAATGGCGGAGCGGACGGGACTCGAACCCGCGACCCCCGGCGTGACAGGCCGGTATTCTAACCAACTGAACTACCACTCCAAAAAAGCCCAAGTCAAGGACTGACTTGGGCCCAATACCTACTGTCTCTCTAGGCTTCTTCTGCCAGTTTCTCAAAGTAAGACATCATATCTTCACCTTCTGACTGATCCGCTTTTGCAACAGATTGTTGACTAACACGGGGCGGTGCCTCTGGTTTAGTTTCAACCTTTGGAGCCGCAACAGGTTCATTCTCCATAAGAGTTTCAACTGTGCGAGAAGGTGTAACACCAGAAAGAACCAACTCAAAGCGAGTCTTCAGTTCTTCATAGGATTTGAAGTTTGACGATGCAGTAAACTCTTCAAGAGAATACAACTTGTTGTAAATCCCTTCAAGTTCATCGTCATCATCCAACAAAGCAGATGGTGCAGAAAACTCTGACTTATCATAGTTCCAGTAACCATCAACCTTACGAAGCTTCAACTTGAAGTTCGCACCGTTCCAGAAATCAAACGGATTGATTGGAGTCTCATCCTCAAATGCTGGTGACATTGCCTCTGTGACCTTATCAAAGATCTTCTTACCAAATCGATAAAGAAATACTTTACCTTCGTTTTCAGGATGTGCACTATCAGTCACAACATAGATGTTGGCATAATATTGCAGCTTCCTCTTCTGCTTGCGAGCAATCTCTTTGTCGGACTCTATACCAGAGTTCCAAAGTTTGGAGTTATACTCAGAAACAGGATCGTTGTTCCCCAGAGTAGTCAGCGAGTTTTCAATATACCACTGACCAGTTGGACCCTGAAATGCGTGATTCCAGAGTTTAGCCCAAGGTAGAGTTTCACCTTCGGGAGCAGGAAGAAAACGAATAACGGCATAACCGTTACCAGTCTTATCCATAGACGGCTTCCACAGACGTTCATCTGCATAGGACTTTTTCTCTTGGGGTGCACTTTCTTTCTGGGCGGCACCCAGAAGATCATCAAGTGCGTTATTTCGTTTCATTGATGCGAATGACATATTTGTCTCCTTATGTTTTCGTGTGTTAACGTATAGTGTTTATTAATAGTATCATAACGAATGTGTGTTGTCAATAGTTTATTTATCCTCCTTTAAAATGTTCCTACTCTGTCAAGAAACGCATTCTTGTCAATGTGCTTTATATTAGGAGTGAGAAATTTATCTGAATAGGCTTTCCATATGCTGTCTACCCAGTAAAAAGTTACACGGCGATGCTTCTCGAACACCGAGTTCATCTGAATAATCCAGTTGACAGGATTAAACCCTTTGGCTGTCTTCGGCAAATAGTTTTCTGTCCCTTTGTAGATATTGTTCACTGGTTTTTTGTAATCACTCAAGTCAAAACCTAGCATATAGATTTCAGTTGCACCGCTTTCTGCTGCAAGAAATAATCCAACATTTCCAGCAGACCAACCCTCAAGGTTTGAAATAGTCTGCACATGGTCCTCATCAAAAACTGGTGTAATCCAAACACCCACATCTTTTTCCATCTTGAGTTTCAAATCTTCTGTGTCAAGATGTGGAAAGTCTTTCATCATATCATCTATTCTTGTCTGCACTGTGGCAGGATCTTTACCCGAAATAACACATTCATCAGACGCATTTGATTTTGGCCAATGAACAAAATCTTTTGGTATGGTTGTTCCCATCATCATCATTTCTGCAACTTGTGTGGGAACCCGAGTCCAGTTTGCAAACCAACACTTATGGTTCAAAGGATATCCTGACATGTAGATTTCTTGTTGCATGGCGTAATCCATTGAAACAAGATTGTCCACTACACCATCACGATAGATAGCATTACATCCCCATGTCTCTACATTTGCAATAGGATAATCTAAGTAGTCAGGACAAAACCAACTACGTGATTCACCATTGCCTAAAATTACAGCTGTCTTCATTTAGACATACGTCTTTGTATGGAACCTGATGCACCATCAGTGTCAACTGTGTAGTTAGTAGCATCCTCAGTATTCAGCCATCTTTCATTCTTTACAAAGTCAATGCGGTATGCATCCTTCTCTGTAAGGTTTGCAAGCACATTGAATGCCAGACTTACTCTTGATTGATCTGTCACATTCTGTCCAAACCCATGAAACAGATATGAGTTAAACATAATCAAAGAACCCTGAGTGCAGGGCATAGCGAGTTTGTTTGTAAAGTTTGCGTTTGCTTTGCTGTAGTGTTTCCTCAGTGAGAAGAACGGGTCAGAGTTTGATGGCATTTTCTCAAACACTAGCGGTGGATGTTGTGGTGTAGATGAAACATAATATACACCACTGATAAGAGAGTTGCCGTGATTATGCATACTCTGAGAACTGCCAGGTGCAGCCTTGTTCAACCAACTTTCATGAATCCAGAACTCTCGATAATCCAATGTCATTACATTATCAAGATAATCCTTTACACACTCTTCAAACCATACTTTCAAATCTGCTAAGCCATCATGGTCAACAATATTTGGTGTCTCCAAAAACTGTGTAGTATCTGGATTTGAAACTGCTTGCTGGTTGAACTGAAAATCCTCCATAGAAGGAATCTCAGGTGGATTGGGGTTATTATAAATCTTCAATACGCCTGCCGGAAAGACAGGTATTTCAATCGCGCTCATATTATCGTCCAATGTCTTTAATGTTATCTTTACCTATAACCTGATATGCACCCTTGTTATAGGCGGGAGCAATGGTATAGTTTTTGGACACTTCTAACTCATGGTTATTGTCTCTCTTGGTTGTGTTACCAATACCAGTGCTGTTACTAGGTATATATGGTGTCTCACGTCTATATATTGGAGATGAAATACTTACACCAGTGAGTTTACTTCGGTCTAATTTTGTTGCAGTAACAACTTTCTTCTTTGACTTCTTTCGTTTACGAGTATTGTTAGTGGTAAAATAAATTGGCATCAGAGCCATAATCAAATAACCTCATTCAGTAAAGGAAAAACCTTAGCAATTTCTATTGCACATGCGGTTGCAATATCCACATGTTCTCTCTGCGTTCCGTTTGCTGTTCTCAATTCAATGTAATGAACCCAACTACGAAGCGTGCCATTCATATACATACGAGACATAGTTAGTCCTTCTGGTAAAACAGAACGAGCCTGTTCTTTGGCAATACCCTTTTCAATTGCCCACTGATAAACTTCTTTGCAAAGTTCAATCACTTCTTGCTGTTGCATATCCCAATGGTCTTGAACATCAATAGATGCCGCATCAATTGAATTTTGTCTATTCTTTGGGTCTTGTAATCTGGCACCACGACGAACAAACTCCATATCCTTTGTTGGGTCAGCATATCGCTGACTAAACTCTTGAAATGAAAATGAGCGATGTCGCAACATCTGTCTTGCAATGTCTCTGGTGGTATTAATCTCCAAACAAACATTCACCATTTCAAGTGGTGACCAATGCTTGTTCTTTATGAGATACTTGATAAGTTTTTCAGACGTTTCTTCGTTGTTCTGATTACTTGGATTAGATACCCTTGCACAGTAAGCAACTAGATGTGTAAAATCAGCATGAGGTGATTGCATCCAATTATCAACTGATGAACGAGAATGTGATATCAACTTAACGCTCACGGCTCATAATCTCCATAGTCCACCATTTCATAATCAAAATTATTTTTCATAGTTTTTTTTGATTTTTGACCATATGGCCAATTTGGTGGGTAAGATGTATCGGTCATAAAAGTTCTCGCAGCACTAATTGTTGCATGCGCCTCGGTCAGTTGCTCATTCTCGGAGATAATATTCTCTAATTCATTTACCCTGGCCAGGGTAAATTTTAGGAGTTTGATAAGATCATCACGGTTTAGATTTAGTTCAGTCATCATTGTAAACCTTTACTTTAATTGGCTCCCCAGGATGGGCTCGAACCACCGACCGAGTGATTAACAGTCACTTGCTCTACCACTGAGCTACTGAGGAATATTGGTGCCGGTTGAGAGACTTGAACTCCCGACATGATGCTTACAAAGCAACTGCTCTACCAACTGAGCTAAACCGGCAATAATACATTATCGTCTATGAGACTTCTCACGATGAGGACGATATCCCTTAGGCCAACTAGGTTGACGAGATGCAAGTTTCTTCACTCGCTCACGTAGTTCCTCGTTCTCTTTCTTGAGATATGCCATCTCAGTGTGTTCATCACGCATCTCCTTACGAAGTTCGTCATACTTTGCCTGAAAGAAATTTTCAGAACGTTCTTGGTCTGTCACGTCAATCACTTTTTTCTCCTATGTGAATGTAACTATATCTATATTACTAAAATTTGGTGAAGTTGTCAATACCTTTTAGACAGGTAATTGAGCATGTTTTGGTAGGAAATTTAATTCTCTTGCATTTGCCTCAATCTTCTCTTTGAGAGATTTAGAAATAAGTCTGTTAATAGTATCTGGTTCGATACCTTCTTGTTCACAATACCAGAGAACTGCATCCATATGTGTAATATTTTTCTCTAAAACTATATTTTCTATATTCATAGAGAAAGTTTTTGCAGTGTTTAACGGCATCACTATGTCCTTTAAAAATGGCCCGTTTGGTAAAGGTGGGCCAATCCTTAATTAAGTTTTACGCAGCGCGCAATGCGGCGTAACCAGCGGCTACAATTGCACGAGTCGGCGTTCCAAGACGATACTTGGAATACGTTTCACCATCAAAAGACGATACACGCTTGTTAAGAAAGATAGCGTATCCTTCCGTGCGAAGTTGACTGATAACTGCACGAACATTTTTCACACCATAACGGGCGCTAATTTGTTTAGCAGTAAGTTCTGCACCATTCTCAAGTGCATTAATGACACGTTGTGTCTGAGTCAAAGTAGTCATAATAAATTTTCTCCTTAGTCATGACAAATTTAAAAGGGTCCGTTGTATAACAAGGTGGAACCCATACCCCGTGAAGTTTTACGCAGCTAGCGCAAAGTCCTCAAAGTAAACGTCATCGTTGGCGTTTAAAGGTTTTGCTAGTTTTACGACATTCGCCTGTCGAGTTGTCCATTTCCCTTCTCTCACCACGTCGAAACCTTGTCACCCCCATCAAAAATATCTCGTGAGAAATATCTTTGGTGGAGGTGGGGAGAATCGAACTCCCGTCCGCAATGCCTCCAGGTCATTTCTTACAACCATAGATAAAGTATACTAAATCCCTGTTCTGTTGTCAATAGTTTTTTCAAATAGATTGCTTAAATACACCTGGAGCAATCGTATATCCCTCAAATACACGAGATCCAAAAAGCAAACGGACCTTCAATAGAACAGTATCTATTCCTTTATGATCTTTGTACTGAAAAATGAGGTCATTAATCTTAAATGGCACTTGTCTAGGAAGTGTTATACAATCTCCCATCGCTAATTTCTGTTGTGATAACACAGCAATGTTTTGTAAAGATTTCATATCAGCTTCAGCGAGTTCTCTCACTGTGACTTCATCTCTACAAATAAAGACGACTTGAATCATCTCGCCAACTGTCCATTCCGCGACAGGTGATTTGCTTGCCGGCCAAGGTATGGTGTTGCTCTGAGCATTTGCCCAATTAGGCAGCACCAGCCCCAATACTAATGTTAACGTCAAAAATAGGTGTTTCATTTTTCTCTTCCCATCTCTCTACAGATT